AGACCGAAAGTAAACTTCAAGGTCAACTAGACAAGATGTTAGAAGACCCCGCATTGCAGGAACAAGCGATTACATTAGGCGAACAGCTTGCTAAACCCGGAAATCCTACTTCGTAGTGCGCCTCACGTTTTCGCACAGTATGCTAGTGACGGGCGATGGGTTGCATACCGTCACCTTGCGGCGATAGGCCGCGAGATAGCATTAACAATATCGCGGGGCAATGGGCGTATCATAATCAATTGCCCGCCGCGACATGGAAAAAGTGAATTAGTGTCTCATTGGTTGCCGGTGTGGTTCCTTGACACTTGGCCTAGCAAGAGAATCATCCTGTCTTGTTATGGCGATGCACTAGCGCATGATTTCGGGCGCAAAGTGCGTAACGAGTTTCAGCAGAACGAACATCTGCGAACAGAGTTATCATCCGATTCGTCCGCTGCTAACAGATGGAATACTCCGCAAGGCGGGGGAATGGTAACAGCGGGCGTCGGCGGTCCAATATCAGGACGAGGCGGCGATGTAATGGTTGCCGATGACCTGATAAAGAATTGGCAAGACGCGCACAGTATGCAAGTGAAAGAAGTGCTGTGGGACTGGTGGCATAGTACATTCTTAACTCGTCTTGAGCCTGGGGGCACAGTCATAATCGCGATGACGCGATGGAGTGACGACGATATTTGCGCAAAGCTGGTTGAAGAAGACCCTGGACGTTGGAGAGTTTTTCGGCTTCCTGCGCTGGCAGAGCCGGGTGATTATCTTTCGCGGTCGCCCGGTCTGCCGTTATTACCGGAGAGATATGGTTTAGCAGAACTGCAACAGATTCAAAAAGAAAAAGGATCAGCGGTATGGGACGCGCTTTATCAGCAGCGCCCGCAATCCTTTAGCTCTGGCAGACTATACTCTCATGCAAGCGAAAGAAACATAGACGCGACCGTGTATCATCCTGGCTGGCCGTTGCACCTTACGTTTGACTTTAACGTAAATCCGGGTATGCACGTTTTGGTTTGTCAACAGGATGAAGCGTCCGATTCTTGCTTGGTACTTCACGAAATCCATTCGCACAGATTGGTACTTGAAGGCGCATTAGTCGAGTTAGACAACTACATTCATCGAATAGGACACGTTGGGGAAGTCCATATATTCGGTGACGCCACAGGCAGCGCGAAGTGGTCCGGAACAGGACAATCACACTACGATTTGATTAACCGTTGGTTGTCTTCGCGAGGTTACAAGTCGAGATTGCGATACCCCGCGAGTAATCCGGCTATCGTAGATCGGCTTGTCACAGTCAATGAAGCGTTGCGGGATACTGTCGATAAAGTGCATGTAATTATTCATCCGCAATGCGTCAGACTGATTGAAGACCTTAAACAGATGAAGGCCAATGAGTTTGGTCTAATAGACAAGAACGAAGAGTTGCTTTCTCATTCTTCCGATGCGATAGGCTATTGGCTTTGTATGGTACGCCCCATGTGGCGAGAGAAAACAAAAGCAGCAGGGAGAGTTGGAGTTTGAGAACGAGTTACGCGAGTGAAAATGCTTGGTAATAGCATGACGGTCCCTGTTATCAAATGGCTAGCGAATGGAGTTAGTGGATGAAATCACCTAAAACAGGTGAAGTAACTGCGAAGCAAGAGCGTACCGAAATGCACGGTTCCGGCTTTATGCCTTTTGAAAGCAAACCAGAGCCGGGTACGTTTGACACTTATCGCAAGATACGAAAGAACCCTACCGTTGCGCTGGCGCGACTGATTGCTACTTCCCCGATTCGTACCGCGAAGTGGACTCTTGCGAGTGACGACAAAAAGGCCAAGGAGTTTATCAAGGAACAACTAGATCGTCTTTGGCCTGGATTCATTAACGACGTTCTGTTTGCGTTGGATTATGGCTTTGCCTGCTTTGAAAATGTGTGGGAGAATGTTGACGGCAAGTTAGTAATCCAGCGGATGAAACCTCTGTTGCCCGACATGACAGAAATGATTGTCGGCGTGGAACACGGCGAGTTTCTAGGGGTGAAGAACAAGGATATAGAGATACGAGGGGCGAAGGTTTTTCGTTATACCTACAACGAAGAGGCGGGAAACTATTACGGGGAGTCACGCCACGAAAACATACGCGAAACCGCGTACAAAGAATGGGTAGATTTGCAACAGCGCCGTTCTGTATACGGTAGGCGCGTTGCTGGCGCAGTACCGCAAGTAACAGCGCCGGACGGCGACTCCATATCAGAAGCAGGCGCTACGCGACCAAACTTTGAACTCGCCCGCGAGATGGTAACGAAGTTAGAAAAAGGTCTTGGTATATTCATGCCTGGATTATCCAAGATCGAAATGGTGGACATATTGAATCGGGGCGGTGATCCTAGCAAGGCGAACGCATGGAAGATTGATTTCCTGGAATCAGCGGGACAGCACGGCGCAGAACTCACGGAAATGATGACGCATTGTGAGACGTTGTTTATGCGTGGCTGGCTTTGCCCGGAACGCGGCGCAATCGAAGCAAGACAACAAGGTAGTCGCGCGGATAGTGATACGGGCGCGGACCTAGCGGTTACAATCGCGGATATTGTGTATGCGGATATTATCCGCGCTGTGAATGAACAGCTTGTCGATGCACTACTATTACAGAACTTTGAGCCGGGGCTGGTGAAGATTGTGCGCGGCGGTGTCGAGCCGGAATTGCTTTCATTCTATCGCGGGATTATGACAACCGTTCTTGGCAATCCTTCCAATGTTGAACTCTTGGAAACAAAGGTTGACTTGGAAAAGGTGATGGAAGATTGCGGACTACCAAAGAACGAACACCCCGAAAAGGCGCAGGCGGAAATCGCCTCGAAACAGCAACAGGGCGGCGAACCGCCGTTTGGTAATCTCAAAAAGGCAATGTCACAGTTGTATCATTCCGTTAATCGCGAATATGACATTCCTTTCCTGGCGGGTACTTCAATTGACGGCGCGACTGTTTACATCGACAAAGATTTCCCGGATACTATCGAAGTCGAGGGGCAGACGTACAACCCGACAATGGCGCTGACTGCGCATGAGACGGCGGAAGATGATGGAATTCACGAAGGGTTGACATATTTTGAGGCGCACGATCAATTAGGGTTGCCAGCAGAGCGCGCAGTAGTCGAGGCGGCGGGCATTGATTTTGATTCGTATAACAAAGCCTTGCAGCCGTATATCGACAAATGCAAAGCTAAGATCGCGCCGAACATACCCGAAGATTTGGAGTTGCAACCATATCGGGAAGAGAACTATTCGTTAGCCAACACTTATCACGATCACGTTGGCCGATTCACTTCTGGCGCAAGCAAGCATTACGAGATTCAGAAAGCGAACAATGAAAACCTTTCGCGGTCTGCGAAGGGTGTAGCAGACACTTCATCCTCAATTGACAAGCCGCCGCTTGCGTTGAACGGCAGAGACTTATCGCAGCAGGTTGATGAAAATACAAAAGAGGTTGGACGCATAATCCACGCGGCGAGAGACTTTCAACCGTTGGACGGGGAAGATGTAAAGGACAAGATTTTTGAACTAGAGGCGGCGGTCAATAAGGGTATTGCAACTGGACCTGTGCTGCGCGAATGGACCCACGATAATCTTCTCGCCGACAAAGTGCCGGAAGAGTTTGAAAAGGTCTGTGATACAATTGCGAAGCGCTGGCAAGAAGTGCATACCGATCCTGTGCCGCTTGCATCCTGGGTGGAGTGGCAATTGAACGGTTCACCACTTCATCCTTTCACAGACGGTTGCGGGCGAACGTCACGCGCAGTCGGCGCGATGATAATGAACGCGGGCGGAAAACAGTATCCTATCCATCAAAGCAAGATGGATTACTACGAAGCAGGGAACACCGGAAAACTCGCGGAGTATTACGCGAAAGGGTTATCCCTGTTTGATGAATCGAAACACCGTAGAGATAGCAGCGGGCGATGGTCAGAGTCTAGCAATAATGTTCATTGGGCGGAGGGCGCTGCAAATGCGAGTAGAGAGAAGATTGCAACCGACCCTGCGTATGGCGACACAAAGCAGGGTAAATTCTTCCCTGTGGGTTTCGATTGCAATGATGCGCATACATACGCCACAAAGCTATTCGCGGGTTTGAAAGAAGACTACGCGAAGTGGCAGAACATTCGCGGCGAGTTCCGAGACACCGTGTTGCAATTCAAAGATTTACCCTGGAATGACCCTAAAGCCGACCCGCTTGACGAAAAGATTAATAGCCTTGCAAGAAGCGGCGTTGAAATTGAAAGGGGTATTCTGGCGAAAGAATCTGCGCTGAATACTCGCTTCTTTGCTAAGCTAAAGACCGACTCCCCTTTGACCACAGAAATTCAACCAGGGCAAATCATAGCGACAGGCATAAAGCGGGGTTTGAAATTCTTTGAGTCGCATGTCAACAGCCGTGTATGGGAAACCAAAGAGAGTGTGAAGTGCGAACAAGTGCCTGAATTTGTTGGCAGTAACTATGACCCCGACGACAGAACGGCGAGAATCTCGAATTCGGGAATGATTCCCGTTGCGCAAGAGGCCACGCACGAATTAGGCCACGCGCTAGAATTCCATTCTGATTCTATACACAAGACCGTTGTTGATTTCTTCACGAAGCGCACGGCAGGACAAACGCCGGTAACGTATTACGACGCGCTGAAGGATTGGGAAGCGAAACAAGGTTGGAAACAATGGGGTATGCCGATTAACCAGCCAGCGGAAGACGCGAAGCGTGTTATGGTAATTCCTGACAACTTCTTTGAGCCGTATGCCGGGCGGGTGTATGATTCCGCTACGCATGGTGACTTGAACGATTACGGTGAGACATTCTCAATGGGTGTTGAAAGAATGATGGCACACCCGTTGTTCTTTGCACAAGAAGACCCGGAACACTTCAAGATGATTTACCGTTGCCTGACAGGCAACCCAAAGGCGCTAGGCTTATTCGACGAAAGTAAACATACTCGCGATGAAGCTGGGGAATTCGCGGCACAGAGATCGGATACAGCGAAAGAAGTTTCACGATCCTTGCACGTTGACCTTGACGATAGTTTCCCGGAAGGAAAAACGGAAGCAGAGAAAGCCGTAGCGAGTATATGGAAAGCGAAGATGCACGAAGAATGGGCAAAGGCGCATCTTTACCAGCATCCCGCCGCGTATCGCATACAACACCAAGAAGCGATAGATTTGCACAATCACGCGAAGGAAGCGCACGAAGAGTTAGCCTATGACTACTGGAAGGATAAAGGCGACATAGCAGCCGAGGATACCCAAACGCGACATAGGACCGGCGAAGGGTATACACCGGAAAGAAAGTATCTGCATAATGCCTGCTTGAAGTTTTACGAGCGCAATGCGAAACCCGTGGAAACTCCTACCGTGTATATGATGGGCGGTGGAACAGCGAGTGGAAAATCCACGATCAAAGATACGCTAGGTCTGCCTAAGAACTCTGTCGGTGTTGACGCCGACGATATAAAGAGTTGGCTGCCGGAATACACAAAGGGTTTGAAGCGAAAGGAAGAAAGCGCCGCGTACTATGCGCATGAAGAATCTTCCGATGTTGCAAAGGCTTTGCTAAAGGACGCCGTGGGGAAAAAGCTGAATGTAGTGTATGACTGCACGGGAGACAGCGGACTAGAGGCGGCGAGAAAGCGGGTTGCGGACTTGCATGAAGCAGGCGCGAAAGTAGTTGCTAACTTCTGTACTTGCGATGTAGATACCGCGATTCAGCGGGCGAATAAACGGATTCGACCTGTGCATGAAGAGACGGTTCGCGCCTTGCATCGTGGCGTTTCTGAAGTGTTGCCAAAGATGTATAAGGACTTCGATGCTTGTACGCTTTGGGACACGGACGGCGAAAAAACAAAGGTAATGTCGTGGGACGGTAAGAATACCACAATCCACGATGAAGGCAAATGGGCACGATTCAAGGACAAAGAAAATGAATAACGAAAGGGTGTTGGAGATTACAAAGAAAATCACTTTGGGTGTGGCTTGTCCTTTGAAGGACAAGGACGAAGTGAAATTGGCGAGACAGGTTCGCGCGGAAATCGCAGAGTACAAGAAGAAAGGTTTGGTCCCACAAGTACCAAATGAATAATGATGTAAGCAAAGAATCTCGCGGCGAGCATGGGCGATGGACAGCCGGACCCGGCGGTGAGTACAAGTTTGAAGGCTTCACACCGAAAGTGGAAACGAAGCTGGATTACTGGTATCACCCGGACAAAGGTTTCTATGCGCTGGCCGCTTACAATCTGCACAGCGAGGTTATTGGCGACATAGCGAAAGGTGAAACTTTTAATTCTGCTTTCGACAAAGGTTGGACTCGGATAAAGCAGCACAGCGATGAAATCTTTGTTCAAACAGAAACCTTGACGGATGAACAGTTGAAGGATGTACTTTCGTATTTTGCGCCGGTAAGAAAGTCTGCTGTTGTCACGGTTCGTCCGGCGGGCAACGACAGGATACTAGACGTTCAAGGTCTTATTCGTGAAAGAGAGTACGAAGGAGACATAGCGAACTTTGAGCATACCTCACCGGTGCGCAAAGCAGCGTCGCATGATGTATCCGGCGAACGTCGCGCAGCGCATGGCCGATGGGCGAAAGAGTTTCTACAGTTGCAAGGCAAAGGTCAATACTGGTTTCACCCCGATCACGGGTTTGAACCTGTCGAGTCTACGCACGGCGCGGAGATAAGTCGAATCAAAGAGCAATACAACCTAGACGTAGAGCCGTTTGATTTACGGTCTATGTTTGAGGCGGGCTGGATTCGTGTACAGAACTGGGACGGCGCTTATGTTGAACTCTACAACACGCCAAACTCAAATAGCGTGTTGAAAGAAATGCTTACGCACTTCCCGCAAAACCAAGAGATAGGGATAGAAGCGTTACCTGATTTGGAGTACACGGGCAAAGTAGAAGACTTTGAACACCTAGGCCGAATTGCGGCGTCCCATGATGTAAGCAAAGAAGCGCGCGGAGAAAAAGGCCGATGGACGAATGGTATTGAGTCGCAGGGTTTCTCGCCAAACCAAAAAGGTGAAGTGTTTTGGTATCACCCGACGAAAGGTTTCTACGAAATACCCTGGCGCATATCTCACGATGAAGCAACCCGTATGTTGCATTTCGGGACAAACAGAGAAGAGGCTTTTGATTTAGGTATGGTTCGATTGCTGAATATGTCCGTAGAGCCTGGAGCGCGCGATAGGCTTTCATTGCAAATTGGCGACGACGACAATACGGATAATCGAATCAAAGAGGTTGTATCGTACTTCCCGGCGGTCAAAACTCTGACGATTGACGTTGTAAAAGACGGGCAAATAAAGAAAAGCTATGACGGTGATGTAGCTAGTTTCGAGCATACGTCGCCCGTTAGAAAAGGTTTCGACTTCCGCGATGAATTGCGCGCCGCCGACGGTCGATGGATGATAGGCGCTGGAATTGAAAAGCGACTGGTGCAGCGGGCGCTAATGACCGGCGGGTACACCTACCAACCGGTTACTCGCGGTTCTCCGCGTCCGTACAAGGACGATTGGTATTCGGTTTCAACGCATCAGGACCGTGAACAGATTATTACCGTGAAGTCTTTGTCGCCTACAAAGATTCATAGTTTCATAAAAAAGAACCTTGACCTGATTACAAAGGGTTCTTCTATCGGCGCGTGGGTAGATACAGAAAGTGGCAGTATGTATCTGGATGTTGTCGAGTTAGTGAAGGACAAGGAAGAAGCGAAACGATTGATGGAAGTCCATAAGCAGAAAGCGATATGGTCTTTCCTTGCAATGCAGGAGATACGAAATGAAAAAGCGCTTTCTCATATCATCGCAAGAGGCCCAAACAGAGGCGGGTATTCTTTCTCTCTTCACCGCGATTACTGGACGCCAAGCGACAGATACAGAGAAACAGGATTTACGCTTGGAGTTGAAAAAGAAGCGAGAGCAAAGTTAGGCCCGTCGGATCAATTTGAGAGGAAAAGCAGCTTGGCGGATTTCTTGTTAGGTCACGATGTATCTGGCGAAGCGCGTGGTGAGGATGGAAGATGGACTAAGATCGGCAAAGTATTTGGCAAGACCCCGCAAGAGCGCAGCACTTTCATTGGGCCGGAACCACATGATTTAGAGAATAGTGCGTATTGGTATCATCCGGCAAAAGGTTTCTTTGAGAATGGGCCGTATGCGCAGCATATGCTGACTATCGGACCGTTGTTAAAGGACAACTCTGCAACTATTCCTAGCGGACTCAATGCCGGATGGACGCGGATAAATGTAATAGGTGAAGACGAATTGCTTCTTGCAACCCGCGCAGAAGATGCAGACATACAAAACATAGTCAGCAAGTTTCCTTTCATCAAGTATCTAGTAGTGGATAAGATGGACGAAAGAGGCGAGAAAATTGGCGACTACGCTGGGCTTGCAGAAAACTTTGAGCGTATACGCAAGAACACAAAGGTGTCTACATGGTAACAATCCGTAAAGATGGCATTGACGCGAATCTAACCAAGGGCGTTTGGACTTGTGCAACGCCGTGGGCAGAGGCTTTGCTTAATGCATACACGGTCTTCGCGGCGCAGGATATGCCGCATGGCGTAGACCCTGACAATGAAATCGCGGCGAGAATCGCCGGGGAAATGGGCGCGGAAATTGTGCAGATGAACCCGGAACAGAAAGAGGAAGATGGCCCCCGATATTAGAATTTCGGTAGAGAACGCCGCAATGCAATCTCTAGCGCCGGTTATGGTGAAAGCCAACAAGGCGCAACCCCTAATCTCTGCGCTGCCGGATATTGTCACGGATGCAATGGTGCTAGGCTATCTTCGCGGACGAATTAGTTTGTCGGAACCCAAAGCAATGTCTACGTTGGGCGATGCAGTTGACTTTATGCAAAAGCGACTGCATCTAACCCCCGCGAAGCTGGCGAATATGCGAATGGTATTTGGTAGCGTTGCGTTGGAAGTCACAAAGAATCTAGGATCGTTTGTAGAAGAGAAAGCGCAGGTCGCTATTCAGCAAGCGTTAGAACAAGGCTTGCATGTTCAGGCGAGTGTGAAACTGTTGCGGGAAGCGTTTGAGGCGGCGGGCGTTATTCCTAGCAACCCTTTCACGCTAGAGGCGATTGTAAGAACACAAGTGAATATTGCATACTCCGCTGGCCGCTGGCATAATGCGCATGACGCGGATGTTGCGGATTTGATTCACGGATTCAGACTTGTAACGGTGGGCGATGATCGTGTGCGCCCGACGCATGAAGCAATGGACGGTATGCAAGCGCCGATGACTCATCCGGTGTGGGAAACACACTGGCCGCCGAATGGTTACGCTTGCCGTTGCACTACGCTAGACTTGCTTAAACCGTTCAAGACATATATCCCGCGACGATTACCGGGCGCGGACAAAGGTTTTGGTTTCAACCCTGGAGTGTTGTATGGAGATATGCTATGAGTTTTCTGTTTTCAATTCCTACCCCGCTGAAAGACCTGGGCGGCGGCTATGTTCTCAAGGATTTGATTTCTTGTGGCACTTGGAAACACCCGACGAAACATTGGACGTTGGAAGTTGACAAGGCGACAATGAAAAAGTGGGCGCTGGCGCTGGATGCAATGCGCGACGGCGGAATTGAATCGCCGGTTTACAAAGACCACAAGCCGAGCGCGGAGAATACGCTAGGGTATCTGAAAGATTGGTTCCGTGGCGGTGATGCGAAAGCATTTGAACGTCACCCTTCGATGCTGGCGCTAGCGAAAGAAGATCAACCGACCGATCCGAATATCCTTTACGGCGTTCTGCATTTCCCTGACGATGAAAGTCTTGCTACTGCGAAACGAGTTGGCAAGGTTTCTGTTTACCTTGACGACGTAATCGGCGGCGATGGAACAAAGTTTGGCGAAACCATACGGCACGTTGCCGTTACGCCGGAACCAATTGTATCGGGGCAAAAAGGTTTCATCCCTATTGCTGCGTCTATGGGCGAGGTATATGAAATGGGAAGCGATAATTCGGGGCGATGGACGGCGGCAGAGGATGCAAGCGCGAAAGCGACACAAGCGACAAATGCAGCGGAAAGAGATAAAAGCAGTAAACCGAATTTCTCACACACCCCGCATGTGTTAGAGGGGCAATTATCGCATCAACGCTTTACGGCAGCGCAGGCGCATGCAGAGGTATTATTTGCAAAAGCACACCAAGAAAAGGGGAATACCTTTGACCGGGATAAACTGTTGGGCGCATCAATAGAACACCATGAACATGCTGTAGTAGGGCATAGGCTTTTTGATGCGCCCGGACACACAAAGGCAGCCGAATTACATCTCAAAGCTATCGACGCAATCAAAGAACTCCAGTCGAGCGTATCGACTAAATCCCTTTCTCAAGGAGAGAATGATATGGCAAAGTTTACTGACGATGAACTCAAGAAGATTCGAGAACTTCTTGGGGAAGAGAGTATTGACGAAGGTAATGCTCTCTCTGCATTGTGCATGGCAATTTCCAAAGGCCCAAAGGCCGCATCACTGGACGCCGATGTTCTGGACGGCCTTGTTGAAACGGCGGAAGCACGGATTGATACTCTTGTGACGCGTAACAAGATCAATCCCGCCGTTGCGGACGGACTCAAGAAGTTGTTTATCGGCGAAGGGAACTCGCGAAACGTGTATGCCCTTTCGCGCAATGTTTCCAACACACCGGAAAGCATGGTTAAGAGTCTGTGCAAGATTCTCGACCAGAATGACATTGTGAAACTTGGCGAACAAACCAAAGGCCAAGCGCTTTCGCGTATCGTCCCTGGCGAAGAGGGGCAGGTGAAGGACGAGGACCAGAAGAAAGTGACCGATGAAATGGCGGGCCTTGTTGGCCTGTAATCTAAGGAGATCAAACAATGACTTGGTTGAATGTGAATCGTGATGTGCTTCCCGGTGTGCAGCCGGAAGCGGTTGCGCCGATTCGCGAGTTGCTACTCGCTGCGCCCTTTGCACAAAGCTATTGGCCGCAAGGATTGGCGATTGATGGCACGGCCACGCGGGATTGTGATAACCCGATCCGTGTGGATATTCTCCGCGCCGGACTTGTTATGGGCCGGATTACCGGAACCAACAAGTATGCCAATTCGATTTTTGGTTTGACTACCGCCGCATTGACCGGCGCGTCTACCAATATCGCTTTGCCCGGCCCGGTTGCGAGTGAAATCTCGCGGCGACTTGGCAGCAGTGGTACTCTGAAAATCACCGGCCCGGCTGTTGCAAGTGGCACGGTGCGAACGAAGACCGCTACTTTCTCCGCGATTGCAACAAGCGGCGGAAATGACGCGGTGCTTGTTGTTGGGAGTGGAAGTGGTACGATGTACTTGAACGTCGTGGATTATAACGGCGTGGTGCAGACTACTTCCGCGCTTGCGTACAACGATTCGGCGGCAAATGTTCTTGCGGCTTTGAACGCCGTTCTTGGCACAAATGCCGTTACCGTTACGGGCACGCTTCTTTCGTCTCCCGGTTTGACGATTGCCTGGACTGGCGTCCCGAATTACGCGGGCCGCAAGGCTCCCGCCGTTTCTGTCGGCGCAGCGCCGATTACGGCAACAACGGTGACAGGTTCCCCTGTTATCGCAGTGACGTATCCCGATGGGATTACCATTTCCGCGCTTGGCACGGCGGAAGTTGTTACCATTACCGGCGGCGCTACCCAGGCGAACGGTACCTTCCAAATCAATGTTGGCGGGCAGCGCACAACGGCGCTGACGTACAATGTTTCCGCCGCTGATATGCAAACGGCGGTGAATCTTCTCACTACCGTCGGCACGGCGGGTGTGAGTGTGTCGCTCAACGGTTACGTTTACACCCTCACTTTCGCGACTGCACTTGGCGATCAAGAAGTGAAGGTCGAATGTGATTCCTGCGCCGTCGCGAGTACCTTCCAGCCCGCGCCGATGGCCGTTGCAAAGACGGTTGTTGGGGCGGATGGGCGATTTGTTGCGGGTAGCGTTTTGCAGCCGGTTGACGGAAGCGAAACGCCGGTTACTCTGTACGTCAACAAGTATGGACAGAGCGACTTGAACGTGTTCCTGCAAGGCGTTGACATTGCGTATTCTGATTTGCTTGTTGAAGGCACAATCAGAACCGCGATGATTGTGAACTATCCCGCTGACTCTTCTCTGCGAACGTGGTTGAAGTCTGCCGTTCGCGCGAATGGCGGGCATTTCCTGTTCGATGATGACTACATTGGAACTTCCATCTAAGGAGAATCAATTATGGCAAGTGCTACCCTTCAAATGCTATTGGGGGCGAAGAACCTCTGTGGCATTATCACGAAAGTGAAGTCGAAGTTGCCGGACTATGTTCTGCCGGACATTTTCACCAAGCCCAATCGCACGGTGGAAGGCGCTTATGCAACCTTCCCCACGCGAAAGGGTGAACGGCGCAGCGCGCAAGAAGTCGCGTACAATGCGCCGTCAATCGCTTGGGAAGGAAAAGGTTTGGGGCAGGTTTCGGTGAAGATGATGCACAGCAAGCACAATATCTCTATCGACCCCGGAACTCTGACCAATCTGCTTTTGCCCGACAAGGACATGAAACAGGTTATGGCGCGTGAAGAGATCGCGCGGCAAACCGCCGATTTCGGTGATGCGTTTACGAACAAGCGCCTCGCTACCACGTTTATGACTCTCGCTAATGGGAAGATTTACATTGGCGCGAATGGGCAACTGTTGCCGACTTCCACCGGCGCGGCTTTCACGGTGGATATGAATATCCCGGCGGGGAATCGCAATCAGTTAAAGGTTGCAACGCCGGAATTCGGTCTTGCTACTTCTCCCGTGGGCATTATCGCGGCGAGTTGGGCAACGGTGACAACGGATATTCCGACTCATATCCAATCGGTTATCCGCGCTTCTGTGCAGTTGACCGGCTACCCCGTGACTCATGCGTTTTACGGATCGAATATCCTTCAGTACATTCTGAAGAATACGATGTTGCAATCGTATATGAAATTCAATCCGGCGTTCAATGAATCGCTGCGCGTCACCGGCCAGATTCCTGACGGTTTCCTTGGCCTTCATTGGCATCCGGCGCATTTGGCGTTCTTCTCTGGTATGCAGTACAATACCAGAACGGGTGAACAACAGGATTTGCCGTATACCGTTTGGGACGCGGACACGATCACGTTCTGCCCGGAACCGGCGAATGATTGGTACGAATTCGTGCAGGGTACTTATCCTTGCCCAAACAAGATTCGCTTGTCGGAATCGCTGGAAGACGCGATTTCGGATATGACTTCGCAGCCTGGCATGTTCTCCTATGCGTTTGGGAAGATGGACCCTCCCGGATTCACCCAGATTGCTGGTGACACGTTCCTGCCGTACATCAAGGTTCCCGAAGCGGTCTTCATTGCGAAGGTCGCGTTCTAGTCAACTTTAGCATACAGTACGGCGCAGAAAGTAGTTCTGCGCCGTACTGTATGTAAAGGAAAAATAACAATGCCATATACACGCGATGAAACCGCGGTTATCTATAAGCAGATTTTGTCTGCGCTGGAATACCAAAATTCAGCAATGGACGGCGCGGGGATTCCTGTTGCCGCGTCCGTTGTAATCCCCTCGTCCGCTTTTTACGGTGTTACGGGCGGCGCTGGCGGTGATCCCGGAACCGGCGGAAAAAGCCTTTCGGATGTTGTTGCGCCTTTGGGCGCAACAACGGATACACCCGTGGGCGATATGACAACGGTGGAAGGCGCAACAGCGAGAACTGAAATCTCACTGTTGAAAAGGGTAATGAATGGTTTAATCGCTTTCCTTGGCCGATTTGGTACAGCGGGGAACAGCAATGCAAATGTGCTTTCGGTGCAAGGCATTGCAAGCGGGACGGCGTTGCCAGCCACAGAAACCAATCTTACTCCCGCGACTACTGCGCGTGTTCCCGGTACATCCGTTAGCGCAACTGCTACAAGCGCTTCTGTCTTAGCGTTGAACGCTTCCCGAAAGTACATGGCGTTTATCAATATGTCCGATACGCCAATCACTTTGTCTTTGGGCGGAACCGCTGTTGTTGGCGCGGGAATTGTTCTTTCCGCGTCCGTCGGTTCCGGCTCGCCGGGCGGATCGTATGAATCGACTTTGTACACCGGGGTTGTAAACGCCATTCATGGTAGCACGGGAAACAAGGCTCTTGCCATAGTGGAGATTTAACATGACTATCAACAACAACACTGTCGTCGCTGATTTGTCGATTACAACGGCGAAACTCGCGGCGGGCGCTGTTACAAAAGCAAAGTTAGGCACGGACTTAACAGGCGGTCTTACTTTGCAACAACTCCCCGATGGGATGCTTTCAATGGCCGATGGGCTGTTGGATTCTCTCATTACGTTGGCGTTTCTAGGGTTGAAAGCGCTAGGATACCCTGTTACGAAATTCGATGGCGGCGTGTGCGATACGTTGTTGGATGAAAGCGGCATAGATACCGGGAATAGCACGGGGCAAAATTATGACAGTGTAGCTAAGTGTTACACAAACGGAAGCCCTGGTGGAAAAGGTATAAATTTCGATCAGGTTTCTCCTCTCGGCGGGCAAAGTCTTACTGTATCTAACTCAACATACCTGTTGGGCTTGGGTGCGACATTCACCTTGAATGTGAAGATCATTGCATCCGCATCGGATATGGCGGCACAGACTAACCATTTCATCTTTGATTTGTTGGATAGCTACAACAACGAGCCTTTGACCGTTGGGATATACAACGGCGCTTTGTACGCGGGAGGTATAGGTGGTTCAATAACGGCGGGTGTACCCACACTGATTACCCTTTGCTGCACGGCTGGCGCGGCGGTTTTGTATATCGACGGTGTGATAGCAGGAAACGCGGATTTGAGCGCCGTTGATTTTGAATCAACGGTTATCTGGTTTGGCAACAAGTACGATGGGACAATCCCCTTTACCGGGAGAATTTTGGATTTCCGTTTTGAATCGACAGCGCTTTACTCTGGCGCAGGGTTTTCGCCCAACGATTCGACGGATTTCGCGGTTACGGCAAATACTCTTTGTCGTCTGGCCTTTGATACAGACCCCTTTGTGGATACTGCGATTGTTTCGGGTACGGTTGTCAATACAGGCGGGGCGCTAACTATTGTTCCTAGCGCAATGTCCTTGCAAACAATTCCCTGGGTTCAACCGTCTGTACCCACGCGGGTAAGAATGGAAATTGATTGTGTTCCCGACCCTTCTCTGGTTTTGAATACGGACTTGAAAGCGTATGCGTCTACGGACGGTACAACCTGGGCAGAGGCAACCCTGTACCCGGCGATCAATATACCGCTTTCCGGGGAAGAGGTATATCGAACAAACATAATCTCGCCGGGCGGCACTACGGCGGCGATTCTAATGAAGATCGTGACAACTGCGAAACCCCTTACCCTTTACCGTTATTCGATAATCTCCAATGGATAATACATGGTTGACATGGGCGCAAGGTATCCTTTCCCTCTCTATAGCGGGCCTAGTGAAAATGTTACTAGACCTGCGCGCCCGGTTGATTAAAGTCGAGCAGCAACTAGCGGACGCCGCAAAGGAGGTTACGAAAAACGAAGACTTGGCAAAGGTCTTGTTGCGGAAAGTAGATATAATCGAAAAGATGTTGGCCCGGATAGCGCAGAAACTTAACATAGGAGACAAAGAATGAAGTACACAATTCTGTTAGCGTTGTTCCTCGGCGGCTGCGTTGCGGAGAGTATTCCCGGCGGAACTACTTACGCGAAGTACTCTGACGGGAATGGGCGTACTCTGATTTTCAAAAGTGATACCGATGCAAGTTTGCAAGAAGCCAGTATGAATCTGGCGCAGGGCACGGTGTCCTTGAAGGGTCTTGTCAAGAATGGTTCTAATCTCGGCGGGATTCAAGGCGCGGCCTATCAGGTTATGAGCAACAACACCTTGCAGGGTTGGCTTGCGTTCTTGAACTTCGCGGCGCAGGCAATGCCCTTCATTGAAAAGGGCGGTGGTGTAATGGTTACTGACCCTCTGACGGGCGTTCCTACTGTGAAGGCGAAACAATGATAACAGATACTCTCGATAAACTCATGCCCCAAATGCAAGTGGGCGCAATCATCACTTTCCAGGGCGTAGGAGAGATCGCGAATATCATCAACCAAGATACCGGGCAGAAAGAATCGCATATTGGCCAAGTGACGTATGTCGGTAATCAATGGTGCTTCGCGGAGTCTAGTGTCGGGGAGCCGCCGGATATTATCGACGGCAAAATCCACAAGGGAATCAGCATTACGCCGCTGCGCGAAAGGATAGGCTACGAGCAAGGAAAGGCGTGGCTGCATTTTCCGGCGTGGCCTTTGTATCAAAGCGAGATTGACAGTATCGCGGGATTCTGGCATGATAACGACGGCATAGCTTACGATTTCGGTGAGATACTTGGTTTGGGGTTATGGTATCCGCTGAACAAGTGGTTCCCTTGGTTGCATATTGCGCCGCCCGCTGACGTGTACGGTTACATTTGCTCCCTCGCGGTTATCGCGGCTTGCAAGAACACGCGATTGTTGCAAGGTTCAACCCGTTTTCAATCGCCCGGTGATGTTGCCAAGTGGCAAACGTGGCAGGAAGAGATACCTTTGATGGAGGAATGGCATGTTCAAAAGTCCTACACTTTGGGTGGCCGTGACGATAGGTGTTATTAGCGGATTTCTTGCGTACTACGGGCACGCTTTAGCAATTCCCGCGAGTCTTACGGCGGCGGTGCTTGTAATAGCGAGAATATCTCTGCATAACTTTGTGAAACTGTCGGAAGACATTTCCGCGTTTCTCAAAGATCAAAAGGCGGGGAATGATACTTCGCAGGACGTAGAGGCGATTGCCGCCGATCTTGCGGACGCTATCAATGAATTGTTGAAATCGAAAGGTTCTACGGCTACTGTTTCCACAAACGATGCAAAACGATTGCTAGGAGAAATCAAATGAAACTAGGCTTGTTACCCAAACGTGAAGACCCGCGTACTTTCAAAATGTCCCGGTTCTGTGCGCAACTTCCCGATCCGCCGGATGCGGTGGATTGGAGCAGCGGGGGAACCGATTGGGGAATGATGCTGAATGATAGCCTTGGCGACTGCGCAATCGCCGGGCCGGGGCATTTGATTATGGCGCGGACACTGGCGGCGGGCAAACTTTTTATTCCGCCGGATGATGCAATTCTGCAAGCATACTCCGATGTTAGTGGCTACGATCCCGCAACAGGTGCGAATGACAATGGGTGTTGTCTGCTTGACGTTATGAATTACTGGCGCAAGACTGGCATTGCTGGCGACAAGATCGGCGCTTTTGTCGAGGCGGATACTCTTCGTGAGATCAAGCAGACGGTACAGATTTTCGAGGGTAGCGTACTCGGTTTGACGTTACCTGTTTCTGCACAAGGCCAAAGTGTTTGGGAAGACGTTGGCGACAATGACGGCGGCGTTTGGGGCGGGCATTGTGTTTTGGGTTTGGTCTATGACCCCGAATACTTGACGGTTGTAACATGGGGCGGTTTGATGAAAGCATCTTGGCCTTTCATAGCAAAGTACTTGATGGAATCCCGCGCTACAATCGACCAAGATATGCTATCGGGTGATACTTCTCCGTCCGGTTTTGATTCGAGGGGGTTACAGGAGGCGCTGAATGAGTTATGCAATTCGTAGCGATATGGCGCTCCGATTTGGCGAGCAGAACTTAGTCAAATGGAGCGACTTGGATAGCACAGGATCATCTGACGAAGGCCGTATTTCCGCCGCGTTGGATTATGCCAACAATCAGATTGACTTTTATCTAAACGCGGGCGGGTACTATCTTCCCCTTGTGCCTATGGGGCCGATTACTATGGTGAAGGAGTGGGCGGTTGTTATGGCCGCTTGCCACCTGTATTTCGCGCGTGGTTTGCTGGATTCCGACGCGACGAAAAACAAAATGGAAGAGTTGCAAAAGAGAGTGGACAGTGAGATTTCGCAAGTACGCGACGGTACTTTACGGTTGAACGCCAAGCGCCGATGGAGTCCTAATCCGACATGCCCGACGTCGTTTTGAAAACGCCTTCGCTGACTAAGCTAAAGTCTTTCTCGCCGCGAATGTTCAAGCGTTGGGCAGAGATATATTCGGCGTTCATTCAGGCGAGATTCGACTCGGCTTCTAGGGGCGATGGTACTTGGAAACCGCTAGCCCTAAGTACCATAATGGCGCGGCGTAGAGGGTACAAAGCGAAGCAGGCTTTGAAGCAGCGAACGATTAACCTTTCACCAGCGCATCAAAGATTGCAGCGAAGCGTTTACAGAAAGGCGCTGAAGGTTCTACGGGCGAAAGGCGTGGAAGATAAGAAAGCAAAGCAGTTGGCGTACAACCATTCTCTTGCAACACTTCGCGCCGCTGGCGGTCGCGTTGCAACAGTGAAAGAGGTAATGAAAGGTTTGGCCGCTGTGCCGGGAATGTACGCCATTCTCAAAGACACAGGGCTGTTGCGCAACTGCCTAGTGATCGGTGAGGCGGGTAACATAGACGAAGTGCATGGCAACACTTTGACTTTCGGAATCGGCGGCGGATTAACGCACCCGGAAGGCGGGCCGACAATCGGCGCGATTGCAAGGTATCATCAGGACGGTGGCGCAATCCCAGGTAGACCGCCACAGAGAAAGATTTTGGTTATTCCGCCGACAGAAATCATAAAGGATATGGTAGATGCCTCACACACCCTTTTACGAGACTAATCCTTTTCTCCAGGTATACAACCAGCTTTGGAGTATTTTGGAGAATGATTCCGAAATCTCCGCGATGGTGAAGCCAGGGAATAGGATAAAGTTCAATAAGTTGAATCCGATCAAGGAGGAATTGCAAGCGGGTGATGTGCCGGAAGTAGTGATAGAGCCTAGCAATTCTATGACTACGCTTGCTTTCTCTTCGCAGTCAACAACGGTAAAAGACACTTGGGTTATCAAAGTGTCAACCAACGTCTTGACCCTGGAAGTTGAAACTACTTTGCGATGGTTGCTGATAAAAGCAATCAGCGCTGCGAAAGACAATCTCGATCTGGATTTTGTTGTGCGAGTACAAGTGTTGCAAGGCGTGGAAACGAAGTATGACCCGGAAGAAAACCGTGGAACCGTAGGTTGGCATGGGTTGCTAACCTTGAATATACAATACGAGTTCCTCAAGGACAAAAACGTATTAGGAGATTAACAAATGGCTGTGATCCGATCAACCAGGGCAACGGTAGCTTGCGGAATTACGCCGACAATGGCCGTGAATAACGGTATTTTCTCCCTGTCGGCGGGCGGTGTGATTGTCGGCGCGTCTACCCGGCTTTTTCCAAATGGCTCGGGCGCGGGGCAAGTGAATAAGATGTGGATTGCGGAAGGCTCGATGGCAAACGGCGCAACCGCGTCTATCAATCTGAAAAGCCTTACCTACCCTGATGGGCCGTCTATGGCGTTTACAACGGTCCTCGGCCTTGTCATTGTGAACAACGCTTCCGAGGGGCCGTTATCTCTGACAATCGGCGGCGGTTCAACCCCGTTTATCACAAACGCCATTCTCCCGCCGTTGCAGCAGGGTAGCGTTTTCCAGATGGTAGCGGGACTTGTGGACACTGTGGGTTTCCCCGTTACCAGTATCACGAATCTGATTCAATTGGTCTGTGGGACCGAATCAGCGGGCATGATGGATTATCAAATTGCCGTTATCGGCCAGTAAGGAGACATAATCATGGCGGTATATTCGGGAAGAGATGGAAGTATTTCTTTCGACGGCCGGGCTTTGAAGATTCGCGATTGGGAGGTTCATGTTGAAAACAAAGTAAAGGCGGAACCTAACTCCGCTTCCGGGGGTTGGGATGAGACGGCGAAAGGTTGTGATTCTTGGACCGCCGGGTTTACCGTTTTGTTGGATTCGACGGTTGGAGTGATAAACTTCGACCAAGGTGACTTACTCCAATTCTACGGTTCTACGGACGGCACGGATGCAAACGGCGGCTTGATTCGCGTCCGCACTATCGGCGGCGCTTTCCCAATTAACGGCGAACAGGTCGCCGTTAAGGTCGAAGGCATTGGACATGGACCCTTCCAAAATGAGTTCTAACCCACAAATCAAATCCCGCAAATACAAAGATATTGAGTTTTACCCTTTGCTGATTTCGGATTTCGCGGAATGGGATAAATGGGCGCGCGAGGATTTTCTCGATGGTTGCAATACCAAAGAGGATGACCCGGAACAGCGCCACGCTTTCTATCTCGCCGCCGTAGAAGCGGCAGGGCGGATAAGTTTCGGTTCCCCGAAATCTTGGTCTGCAATGACTTCTGTAACTGGCAAGATTCAAACTTGCTACTTGTCGATGCGCCGTGGTGATACACGATTGACAAGGAACAAGGTTTGGAGTGCTATTGTAGGCGATCCTGCTACGCCGGAAGGGTATCAAAACCTAACAGCTTGCTTTGTGGAAGTATTGAAAGTAAGCGGGATTATTCCGGAGGTAGATGATCCAAACCCTACAAACCCCGTTCTACTCGCGATGAAAGTTCTTACCTAGACGATGCGTTTTGGGAAAAGATGCACACGCACTTTTTCCAAGAATACGGTAAGGATGCGGAATGGGTAGGACGGCAGACGTTAAAGCAGTTGCTAGTTTACCTGACACGGGAAGACACACAAAGCTACGGTAGCCTGAAAGCGTCTATGGACGCATATCGGAGAAAACATGGATGATTCCGTAGTCATAGACTTTGAGGCTAGAGATAAGGGACTCTCTGCGCAGATTGTAGCGCTAGAGACGAAGTTAAAGACCCTGGAAAATCAAAGCCACAGCACGGAACATGCCACTACAGGGTTATCCCACGCGCATGTTGAAATGCGCCACGTTATGGGTATGCTCGCGACGGTGACAGGCGAGCATACCCACGGCCTAATGGAAATGTACTTTGCAATGCGGATGATGCCCGGCGCAATGGGTATGATTGCAGGAGCCTATTTGCTGGTAGCATCCTCGCAGAAAGAGATGATAGAACAAAGGAAGAAAGACAGAGATAGCTTAATTGAATACACGGATATGGTAGAGAAGTTTGAGCAGGCTTACGGTCAAGCAACACCATACACTTCTTTTGGTTCGCAGATGCACGGAGAGATGATCCGGTTGCGGGATGAGATTATCCGCGCGAAAGATGCTTTCGAGGAGTTTGAGAAAACAACTCATTCTTTCGGTTCATCTGTTGTCGGTTTGCTTGAAGCCCCTGGTGATGCGCTCTTGGCCTTAGTAGGAGAAGAGACGGAAGAAGAGAAAGAGATAAAGCGGCGGGAACTCCGAAAGAAGACGATAAAGGAGTTGGCAAGACAACGGCGGAAACTGGAACCGCTAGAGCGCAATGATAGCAAGGAGCAGCAAGCTATCGTAGCGTCCGAGGTTGCTATCTACGATATAACCTATCGTCTAGGCGAAAGAAACAACACAAAGGACTTGGACTTTTTGCGGAAGAAAAGGGACTTGCTAAAAGAGCCTATGCTCGTTGCACAAAAGACAACGGACATGGATAGACTTAGCTTAGAGGCGACTAAAACCAGGGAGATTACGGAAGCGCGTGCAAAGCTAACCCTAGCTCTTTCTCTTTACCATGAACTAGAAGCGAAATCCGGGGGAACCCTGGCGTTGGATGAAGGCAAAAAGCAGCGGGATAGGGTTGAGGCCGCGACAAAAGCGCTCGCCGCCGCAAAGGATATTGACGTAGAAAAAGACAAGTCTTTGCTGAATCAGATTTCTGTGCAGCAAGCGGCGGAAGATAGGGCGAAAGCGGCGGCGCAAGAAGTCATAGATATGGAGATCGAACAGGACAATCAGCACGCCCGTATGCGCATTGAAATAGCGACCGCCGACAAGCCGGGCCTTGCACAGTTTGAAAATTTGAAGCAGGGCGCGAAAGAAGAAATCGCCGCGAGGTTGAAAGTAGGAGACATTGAGGGCGCGAATCTCGCAAGAGCAAAAGAGATTGCCAAAGAACAGCGGTTACTGAAAACAACTGAATGGGCTTTGGAAAAGAAGCAGGTTAGCTTTGTAGGTTTTTCACAATTCTACGATCAATTCGCGTCGGCTATTAACGCCGTGACCCCGCAAGAGAAAGAGCAGCTTGACGTATTGCGGGAAATGCTAAAGGCGCTAAAGGCGTATCTGGATATTGCCGCGAACCCTTTGAAATCTCTTCCCCAACAAATGACGGGTGATGCGTACTCGCCTGGGAAAGAAGGATTGGACGGATAAATGGGTATATCAATAACAACCTACGCCAGCGATGCGGGCGCATGGGACGCGACGGTATTAAAGGAAGAGGGGCACCCTACCGAACAATACGGAGGAAATGCTTCTACCGATATTATTTACAGAGTGCATTGGGACGAAAGAATAGGGTTTCGGGATGCGCTACTTGGTTCTGTAATTTGGACAGGCGCAGGTACAATCGAACTTCATGCGGCACATTTCCGCCCGGAAGCGCCTACTTTGTTTTGCCAACATGTTAGCATTTCTCCCTACCTGCACAGCAAAGCCGACTCGGACAACCTGCAATTAAACGCGGAGTGGGCGAGAGTGGTAGCGCGCTACGCACCCTATCTAGGCAACCAGGGCGCGGAGGGTATGATCGTTCAAGAAAATCTGCGCCCGACAGCAGAGTTTTGTACAGCGAACGCGAACGGGTTGTACTGGACGCAAGGCGATGATTTTGCAGACAATCCTAACGCACAAGACCCTATTGGGCAAGTCAACGCCCCCGCGTATGTCCGTAGGCGGATGGAGTGGACTTTCACCATCTGCAAATACCCCTACGGGGCAATTAGCCCACAGTATTACGATTACATGGGTTGTATCAATGCGGAAGCTATGCGATCTCGGACGTATGGTTTGAATTTCCCCGAGAAAACTGTTCTCTACCATGCGCCTACCTTTCTCCCCGATCAACTCCCCGACGGCACACCTTGTATTAAGTTACAGTGTGCTTTTACGGTGCAAGATGCAGATTGGAATTTGTTCCCCCGGTCTAACCGGGTGAAAAGCGATAATGGCGGGGTGGCTTTGGTTCCGATTTACCTGAATGACGCGGACAATAGCCAATTCAAACCCTACGTTGACCGCTACGATCTAAACCTACTGATTGTGGATTAACTATGCCAACACACGACCCCAATCGCGCAATTGCCCGATCTCTGCTACCAAATTCGACAGCAGGGTTTCAAGGTATTATGCAGCGCCCATCGTTCACGGATCAAGGATTTTGGGCGATGATTACGCCCTACGGTCCCGGCGAAACAGAAGAAGATCATGTTACGCTGGATTATCACCAAGTTTGGGTGAAATCTCAAGATGTTGTTTATAATTCAGGTGAAGGGGACGGTGACAGGCTACCTTATGCTTGGCTTGAGGACGCGGATACTGGCGCGGATAACTACCTTTGGGTAATTGCTTCAAATCTAGCATACACTAATTTAGAAAAACTTAACAATGACCCAACACCATTCCCCGGTGCTTGGGATAGCTGGTATCAAAATTTTCTCATAAACGTGGACTTCCCCGTTTGGGTAAGCGTCTCTTACGAATATGGCACAAACAAACTTGTCTACGTTATAAATGAGTTGCCGCTTTGGTCTATATTCCAGGGAGACGCCTTTTGGATCGGTGGCTTTCACTCTTCGTGGAGTATCTACGATGCTTACGGGGGAGACGACCAAGACCAAAACATGCCGGAGACTTTTTTCTGGGACCCCCATCCCGCGCTTAGGTCTGATACTTCTCTTGTCAACCCAAAACCCGGCGCACAGTTTGGTTGGGATCACGGTGTAATAGACGACGGGAACATCCTTAATCTACCGTACGACAATGTGGTTTGGGACATTACAGATGATGGCAATACTATCACTATTACCTACCTTGACTTATATCGTGACCCCAAAAATCATGTTGTTCCGGGTACTTTGAGTAAAGGTACTTTGACGATTGATAAACAACCCAAAGACTCTGGTGGGGGTGTTTCAATTGCGGTAGACGACAGCGATCCTTGGATTTCCATACACGCCGCAACCGTTGGGAATATAACGACAATCACTGTCGATGATAAAGGGGCGAATGGAACACCTGGCGGAGCCTTCCATAACACAGTAACAACTATCGCGCCTCTTGTTTTTGGTACAACGGGGGCCGATGGGCTTACCTCGACAACCATTAACAGTCTGAAGTATGACAGCAAGGGCCGCGTAATAGGCATAAATGGTGCAGCAGGGGATTCTGTTTTAGAGAATTTGAACGGGTTGCAGGCGGGAGGCGGTCTTACAATCGGCGCAGGAGACGCGGGTGGAATCACAAAGAAGATTTCCATACCCCCAACAGGCTCGCCAGCTACAACCGCAATCTTCTATGATTTATCGGATAGCGACCCGGACGGGACAATCCGGGCAAAGGGTTACGAGATTGGTACAGACATACGGGGGATCACTACGCTAACTCGCGTAGAAGAAGACGACGTTGTTATTCATACTCTGCCCCCCTGCACATCGGCGGATAAGAACAAAGTCTTGACCGTGAGTGATTCCGGCACAGTGATTTGGGGGCCGGTCAAAACAATGGCGACGAGTTAATCATGGCAGATTGGCTATCACGAACAGATACCTGGATGCAGAACCGCGCTATGTGGCAACAGGTGCAGGACGCTTATGGCCAGCGTGGGGGAGGAACTCTGCTTGACCCTGTTACCTTTCTACCGCAAGCCTTGCGCTACGGTATACAAACATCACTTGTGGCCCTAAAGAATAATTTCTTGCAGACGGACGCAGACGGAACCCCAAAAGACTATACTACCATGGACCCCGCTGATTGGCATTGGACAGAGGCAACGTGGAATCTCGCGATGGGAAATGGTGCAAGCGCAGAACCAGGCGCTTGTTTCCGTAGGCAGCCTAGCGGCGGATATGGTTACACAGACTCGGATACCCTCGATTGGTACATGATGGAGGATATTCGCAAAGCGTTTAAGCTGATGCGAGTGCAATTAGCAACATGGGTGATTAGTCCGCTTGACCCGGCGATTTCAACAGGACATTACGCGGGTGGTACTTCACCGATACAAACTACCAGGGCGGCCGCGATAGCAATGGCACACGCGGCGTACACTGGTTCTGGCTCGGCGGTGTATGGCAATTACTTTTGTACTTCAATCGTACAGCCATCTTGGACAGCCCTCTTTGAGCGTGTAGGCGGGGTTAAGCCGCAAGCATCCGGCGATATTTATGCGCATGTTTCAGCTACAATAGATTGGCTTTGCAAAGGGCGAGCGCCGCTAGTCGATTCACCCATGACAAATGCGTTTGACGCTGGTGGGGTTACAATTGCCAACGGTACTTGGAAGAAATGGGCAACACAAAGCGTAGCGAATCTTTATGACTCGCTAGTGTCCGGCTATTTGCTTTGCGATACTCCGTTTGGGGGAACAGCAATTCCGAATGATCCTTCCGGTGACAATGTAAAAACGGGTTGGGAGTTGGACGGAGTACAGTACGCAATAATCAAACCGGATTTTGACTTAAAATAGTTGGCAAAATTCACAATTTTGTTCTGTACTTAGTACGGTAATTGTGGTATAATACAGGCACAGTAGAGGAAACACAGTATGCGAAATGAAATAATCAAAGTACGAGTCTTTGACGACAAGAGACTCGCAATCGACATTCTATCCGGCCCGCGATACGCGGAGGCATATAATCGTATTCGCCAATTGCCAGAAAGCAAATGGCAATACGGTACATGGCTTGCGCCGTACACCGAATTAAATGTCGAGAAACTCACTTCTCTCTTCACCCCCGCTGAAATGGATTTGGATGAAGATGCGCGCGCAACTCTTCGCTACTTTGAGTTGACGTTACGGCAAGCGCGCAAAAAAGCCAAACACCGTTGGGAATACATTTTCGACGACGCCGTTCCCGCCGTCCCTTTCGCTTTTACTACCACGCCCTACAAACATCAAATCGTCGGACTGGACGCGGTGCATGAGTCAGAATTCTTTGGTCTGCTAATGGAAATGGGGACTGGCAAAACCAAAGTGATGATTGATGAATTGGTCTGGCAAACGCAAATGACGGATAAATCTGTCCGCGTCTTGGTTGTCTGCCCGAAAACCATCATCAATACCTGGAAAAAGGAAATCGCGAAACACGCGCCGCCGACTATGCCTGTCTTTGTTGAACGGGTTGTCAGTGAGGTTAAGGGGATTGAAACTCTGATTGCGGGAGTACGCGACCCGGCGAGATTGAAAATCTGGGTTATCAATTACGAAATCGTCGGCACAATGCTTGAAGCGTTGCAAAAGATGAATTTCGATGACGTAATCCTGGATGAATCTACGCGAATCAAAACGGGCAGCGCGAAGCGGACGAAAGCGGTTATCGCTTTGCGAGACTCTTGCCGCCGACGATTCATTCTTTCCGGCAACCCTGTTGTAAATACAATTCGTGATTTGTACTGGCAGTTTGAATTTTTAGCGCCCGGTCTGCTAGGGTTCTCTACGGAAGACGCTTTCACGGCGGCGACGGATAACATCATTGACGTTAAGGGCCGGGACTGGACTACGATTAGCGGTTATACAATGGACCGCTTGAAAGCGTCTATTGCAAATCATAGTTTCATTGTCAAGAAGAAACAGTGTCTCGATTTGCCGGATAAAGTCTTTGAGACAATCGAAGTCGAAATGTCGAGTGAGCAAAACGAATTGTATGAGCAAATGCTTAATTGGTTCCTGGCGAGTTTGGAAGATACGAAAACTACCGCGACCTGCGCCATTGTGCAGATGTTGCGGCTGCATCAAATCTGTTGCGGTTTCCTGCGCAACACTTCCGGGGAAGAAATCGACATACCAAACGCGACGACGAAGACCGACGCGCTGCGCGAATTGATGGATGATTTAGACGGCCACAAGGCTATCATCTGGTGTAGGTTCCGGCACGATATTAGCACGGTCTGCAAACTGTTAGATCAAATGCGAATTAAGTACGCCGTGATGAATGGCGATACGAAGCAAGCGGATCGTGACACTATCGAAGATCGTTTCAATCACGACGATACCCTTTCCGTGATTGTGGGTGAACCCGGTACTGGCGGATTAGGTTTGACACTTGTTGGCAATGAAGAACACCCGTGTACGCAAGTGGTGTACTTCTCCAACGATTTTTCCCTGGAAAAGCGGGTACAATCGGAAGACCGTTGCCACAGAATCGGTATGCACGATAAAGTAACGTATACGGATATTGTGGTGGGGAATTCGATTGAGGAAAAGATCGTAGAGAGATTGCAGAGTAAAAGGTCTTTGAGTGAAGACCTGCGAGACATGGAAAGCATAAAGAGGTTTCTGCTAAGATGAAAATATTTATCGAAGGCCACAGCCTGAAAATCGTGGCCGAAACAACAGAAGATCAAACCGTGCTTATTCGCTTGAAAGAAGATATGGCAGATAAGCAACTAGCTTATGCCCATATCACAACAGAAAAGGCTTCCTGTATTCGTATTCCTTTGGAGGATGCAGAATGAAAGTCTGGATTCCGAAATCTGCCGGGCATAGCCTGGAACCCGCCAAACTCTTTGGCGACCTGGTTGTTATGTTCAACGAGTGGACCACGCCGTTCAACCCGGCGCTGTTGAAAGAAGAAGTACAGAAGAAACTCGCGACGTTTGAAGACGGCGACTTTCTTCTTCTCTCCGGGCCGGTGCTGTTGAACGTGATTGTAGTGCATGAGATACTAATGCGTTACGGGCGGGTGAGTGCGTTACTCTACCACTCCCGTGACGGTGTGTATTTGAAACGGGAGATTAAGTAATGGAAACACAGGTTTATACCCCGCCGTTCCCTGTCGTGACTCAAAAGTGCTATGACGAGAATTGCAAGTATTGCAACTTCTCCACGCGCAGCGGCGCTTGCTACGGGTGCAAGGGCGACTATATGCAGCGAAGGGCGCAACCCTGCAAGAACCAAGGTTTGCTATGATTGATTACTCATCTCTCGATTCTCTCATACCACAGTTGCAACAGCGCATGTCTTTGATGGATGCGATGATTGCTACTCAACAGGGTTTGAGCCTGGGCGATCAATGCTACGCCCTGTTGCATCTTTCCAGTCTCAAAGACGAAGTGGACAAACTCAAAACTGAATTGAACAAGACGATTGACAAATACGAAGAGCGACTTGCAATTCAGATCGGCCAAGAAACAGACGAAAATCAGGTGCGATTACCGGAAGCGGTTTTCACCGCGACCGCGAAAAGTTTTCCTGGGTTCTCTCCTACGGTGGAAACAACCCGGCTGGTGTGCACTTATCTCCGAAAACACGGATATGAAAGTGAGGTGTCAATAAAGAAAGCAATCAAATCTCTCACAGAAGACCTTTTGGCGGAAGGGAAGACACTTCCCCCGTTTATAAAGGTACATACGAAAGCGAGTATAAGGATAACGAGAAATGGCAAAGAAAGAAACGAGTCTAGCGAAGAAAGCAACCCCTTCTAGCATCGAAGCTGCGCCCGATTACCTTGACAAAGGCAATCAGGGCATGGAGGATGTTCGCCCGCAAGATATATGGTTGCCACGATTGGCACTGATGCAATCGCTTTCTCCTACGGTGCAGAGTAGCGAGAATGACGCCGGGCAACTGGTAAACAATCTCACGGGAGAAGTATGGTTGAACGCAGGAGAAGAGCTCTCATTCATCCCTATCAAACATTATCTGCAATGGATTCGTTGGGGTGTGCGAGAAAAGAACGAAGGGTTGTTAGAACAATCTCTTGACCCAAAGGGCGAATTGGCGATGGAGGCCGCGCGCCAAGTCCCGCAAGAGATTAACGGGAAGATGGTATACCCTGTTACGGAATACCATAACTTCATCATCATGTGCCCGGAAATCCACGCGGAACAACTTGCGGTGTTGTCATTCTCCAAAGCGTGTCACAAGCGCGGCCGTCAATTGATTGGTTTGATTCGTACTCGCGGAAACTTCCCCTGTTTCGCGGGGCGGTACACGTTGCAGACGATCATTGAAACCGCCGGCGTGAACAAGTTTTGGTCTTACAAGATCACGAACAACGGTTGGACACCCAAAGCAATCTATGACGACGTGAAAACTCGTTACGAGGCGCTGAAGGGTGTCAAGACGCAAGTGGACTTGGAAGAGGCGGGCTCCCCGCCGGAAACTGAAATGTAGTAAACGGATCGGCGGCAGTTGCAGCATCGGTTAATGCAACTTGTTAGATAGGATAATTGCCCGCCTATCTTCAAATAGCCATAATTGCGGTTCGACTCCGCAACGCCGAATTATGTACGTCTGGAAAGAATATCGTATGTTCTATCGGCTACTGGATGATTTGAGCATACAAAGGCCGGTGGATTACTATTCGCCGGATAAGTCAAGTAGAATTCGACTTACTTTACAAAGAGCGTGTCGAGTTCTATAAAGCCGGTAAACTACCTTTGGAGGATGCGCCACAATGAAACTCTTCTGTTACATCTTTGGTTTTGCAATCATAATTGCAACCGCGTGTCGAATGTCATGCGTTCTACACACCCTGGAGGGTATCCTTTGGGTTATAGCTATCATCGCGGGTAGCTGGTTAATGATAGGAGCGTTATGCAAACAACCCTAATCGGCGGGCCTTTCAACGGTAGAGTAATAGAAACATCCGAGTGGCCGAGAGAGTTTGTACTCACGGAACGCAAAGGGCAACTAATTCCTGTCTACTACTACCGCCACGTAATCGCTTGCCGTTGCGGCGCGGAGATTAACATTTATGTTCATAAGGGGTGATTGCTTAGACGTAATGCGCGGAATGAAAGAAGACTCCGTAGACCTGGTGTTCTGTTCCCCGCCATACGAAGCGGCGCGAACCTACGGGATTGGTTTCAACCTATCCGGGCAAGAATGGGTTGATTGGGCAAAGGAGCGATTTCTTGAGTGCATTAGAGTCTGTCGAGGTTTGGTCGCGTGGGTTGTCGCCGGGAGAACTAGAAAGTTTGCTTGGAGCGCTACTCCCGCGTTACTTCAAGCCGACCTATTCCGGTCTGGCGTACAACTGCGCAACCCGCCAATCTACCATAGGAGCGGAATTCCCGGAAGTGGTGGCCCCGATTGGTTTCGTAATTGTTACGAAACGATTATCTGCGCGGCTGGAATATTGCCCTGGAGTGATAACCTCGCTTGTGGGAAACCGCCTAAATACAGAAAAGGCAGCAACACCACCGCCCGAAAACCAAACGGCGAGAGAAATGAAGGAATGTTTGAATACGATCCGCCAGCGGTAGCAAATCCGGGAAACGTGTTTTACTTCCCATCTGGCGGCGGACATGGTTACTGCGGAGAGAATGAAGCGCCGTTTCCTGAAGGTCTTGCGGAGATATTTATACGATCCTTTGCTGCGCCCCGCGCGATTGTGCTTGACCCGTTTTGCGGAAGCGGAACAACGTGTTTAGTAGCGAAACGGTTTGGAAGAGAATCCATCGGGATTGATATTCGAGAATCACAGATTGAATTATCGCAAAGAAGGTGGAACGCAGAAACAGTTTTTGCAGCCCCTAGACCGGTAGACAGCCTGGGTGGCGCGGAGACAAGCGATAGCTGAAAAGCCGACCTTTGAGCCTACCCTGGCGAGATCGTGTCTCCTGGGGCAACCTGACGATGAAACATATACGGAGTCCTCGTATATGATCGCCATTGATGAAATCCGCTACGGAAAAGAAATCGAAAATGATTACTTGCGCTAATTGTCAGCGGGAATTTGACGCGGCGCACGGCGTCGGCGGGAAAAAATGCCCCTATTGCGGCGAAACGGTTTTCACCGGGAGATTCGTCAGTTATTTGGCGGGAAAAGAAAAACGGCGCAAACCGAAGTCTGCGCCGTCATCCCGCGATAGCGAGGATTAACCGTTGCAAGCGGTATAAAATCGGCCGTTCTGACTCGCACAGTAGTTTTCGATTTCGAGTCTTGCGTCACTTTTCGGTTTGCAGTTGCGGAGGGCCTTGAAGTGTTTCTTGGTCATTTCACCTTGACGACGTAGCCGTTTTCGACCTGGACTTCCGCATACCAGCGATGCGGCGCGGGATAATGCGGTCCTTCGATGAACTCCCGACCGTCGGTTTTCGCGGGGAACGGACCCGGCGAAAAGACGTAAACCTTCCGACCGGCGGCAACCGCTTCTTTGAACGCTTTCTTCGTCTTAAAATTCGGATCAACGTACATTCTGTGTCTCCTTGAGGTTTCGGGCGCGCCTTGCGCCACTAATTACATTATACACGGCGGCTTGGCGAAAGTCAACATCATTTGTGACAATCGCCGCTTTGAATCAGCGCCGCCGCCATGCGGCCATAGCAACCCTGGAGTTGCCAAACGATACCGGAGTCAATCAGCGCCTGGAAGCCCTCGATGATCTCTTCCTGCGTGCATTCGCCGCCTTCGTACCGCATGATGAAATCGAGTGTCGTCATTTTTGAATCCTTCCGCGTTAGAGTTTCTTCACTACCTAATAGTATACGCTTGGCCTGTGCGAAAATCAACCAAATTCGGAGAAAATAATGAGTTGCTGGCGGTGTTACAGTGACGACGTTTACGAGGATTTTGACGGCGTTTTTTGGTGCAACGATTGTTGCGCACGACAAAAGAAAGCGAGAGGATTACCCGATGTTCCAAAATCAGGAATTGCTGGAAAGACTAACGAGGAAAAACGCGACGATTCTTGGATACACAAAGAATGAAGGATGCGCGGCGAGGTTCTCGTCTCGCGCCGCGTATTTTCAAATCATCGCGTCCTGGGGCGGCGGTTGGGATCACGTTTCGATTTCCCTGCTGTTGGAAAAGCGTTGCCCGACATGGGCGGAAATGTGCATGATTAAGGAGTTGTTCTTCAAAGATGAAGAGTGCGTAATTCAGTATCACCCGGCGAAAGCGAATTACGTCAACGAATTCGTTTTGCATCTGTGGCGTCCGCAAAACGTGGAAATCCCGATGCCGCCGAAAGATTATGTATGAACACCTGCGCAATTGACGGGTGCAAATGTCGCGGACCAAACAACTGCCCTATCTGCGAACACTGGCAACCTAGCCGGGGAAGTAGATACAATCGTTGCGCCGCTTGGCACGAAGAGAGATTCGTTTGCGAACTCTTATCTTGCGAAGGGTGCGATAGATTATTGCCCAAAGGCGAGTCCGGCAATTCTCCTACCGTGACGTTAAACCTAGACCCGCGAGATATTGAAGGCTGGCGCATGTACGAGAGAGATAGAAAAAGGCGATGGAGGGCGAATCAAAAACGCAAACACCTGTTCGATGGTAATGACGATTTCGATTTGGGTACTTAGCGCGGGAGAATAATTTTCCGAAACATGAAATCTATGTCCCGAGACCCGTTTTTCGACTTTCACCCCCATCAGATTTCAGACAAAATAATTTCGCCAGAATCCTAGAGGGGTGAAAGTCGAAAAACGGGTCTCGGGACATAGATAATGTTTCTCGGAAAGTTAGCGTAGTAGAATACTTTACAGGAGCGCAGAATGAAATTGACCGATCCGGCAGCATGGCTTTCGGAGTATGGTATTGAAGTGAGTGACGGCATGACTCTATGCCCCTTTCACGACGATCACAACCCATCTTGCAATGTTTCTATCGAGAAACAGTGTTTCATTTGCAAGGCTTGCGGTGCGCATGGCGATTTAACCTATCTCATGGCGCAGAAACATGGTGTAAGTAAGCTGGCGGTAGAACACCATGTAAAAGGCGTAGAAAGTTCTACAACCATTAGTCAATCGAGCGTGGAAGCGTGGCATAAGTTGCTGGTGGTGAACAAAGCGAAACTAGCTATCTTGCGGGAGAGAAAAGGTATCACACTAGACACGATCCGCAAGCATAAGTTGGGCCTGGACGGCGACAGGATCACCATTCCGATCTACAATGAAAACCGTGATGTTATCAATGTAAGGAAATGGAGTCCGACAGACAAGAAACAGAAAGTCCTCAACTACAAAGGCGGGGTTTCAAAAGCGCTTTATCCTATCGAGGCGTTTGAAGAGAAGATAGTCTACCTTACGGAAGGGGAGTTGAAAGCCTTGTGCCTTCGCGAACGTGGTTTGAATGGTGTATCGGGAACCGGCGGCGCGGGGACATGGAGCAGCGATTGGAAATCCTATTTCGTAGATAAGACCGTGTATATTGTTTACGACATAGACTCGCCGGGAAGTACCGGCGCAATCCGGGCCGCGAGAGACTTACACGCGGTTGCCGAGTCTGTGCATATTGTGAAGCTACCGATAGACCCCAAAGAAATACCCACAGGAGGGATAGACGATTTTCTTACAAAACTTAACCACGATGCGAAGGATTTTCTTCGTATCTGTGAACAGACGGCGAAATATGTTCCGGTGTCTTTGTTGCAAAGGGAACCTGACGATCCGGAAATATACCCTGTACACCTATCCCGCGCAAGTCTGGCGCAATACTCCGAAAAGTTTGTCAGAGTCGAGGCGGTAGTTTGCGCCAAGGATACTACCCCGTATGAAGTGCCAAAAGAGTTTCTAGTTGCGTGTTCTCGCGGCAAGGATGAATGTGCCGTGTGCCCCTTGCAAACGCTTAATAATGACTTCATCCATGCTATTGATAATCGGAATCCGATTCTCTTATCTTTCATCAAAACGCCAGACTACAAACTTGTAGCGGCGATGAAAAGGTCCGTGGGTATTCCTTACTCTTGCAAAGACTCTTCTGTGAGTATCAAATCGAAATGGAACATCGAAGATGTACACCTAATGCCACAGTTGAAAACCGCGAATAGCAATGAAGACCACGTTACCCGCCGGGCCTTGTTTGTTGGCCTGGGGATCGAGTCTAATTCCAGCTACACGGTGGAAGCGCGGGCGACGGTTGACCCTAATACACAATACGCGGCGTTGCTGATGTATGAAGCGAAACAGACGGTAGACTCTCTAGGCTCTTTCGCTTTGACGGACGGAATGAAGAAGCAGTTGAAAGCCTTTCAACCGAAAGCCTGGACGGTAGAGGCGATGCAAAAGAAACTCGACTCCATTTATGAAGACCTGGAAAACAATGTCACGCGGATATACAAGCGCCGAGAATTGCACTTGGCCTACGATTTGATTTATCATAGCGTTTTGCTGATACCCTTTCAAGGAAAGGTTATCAAAGGCTGGGTGGAGGGTTTGGTCATTGGTGATTCCGGCACGGGGAAATCAGAGACTTTCAATTGCTTGTTGGCGCATTACAATCTAGGCGAAAAGATCGACGGGAAAGGGTGTTCTATCGCGGGATTGAAGGGCGGTTGTCAACAGTTAGAGAAAGGCTGGTATATTACCTGGGGTAAAATTCCTTTGAGTGACCGTAGACTTCTGGCGATTGATGAAGCGAAAGGTATGCCGTTGGATGTTATCGCGAGTCTAACAGAAATGAGAAGCAGCGGCAAGGCGCAGCTAAGCAAGATTGAAAAGCTGGAGACTAACGCACGAACGAGATTGGTTATGATTACCAACCCGCGAAGTGATAGACAACTGATTAGTTACTCGCATGGCGTCAAAGCAGTAAAGGAGTTTGTAGGCGCGTTGGAAGATGTAAGGCGATATGACTTGGCTATCCTTACGGCGTCCGGTGACGTACCCCGCGATATGCTGAATATCCGGGATGAAGATAGGCCAAAAGTTAAGCACGAATTTACTAGCGACCTATGCCGCAATCTGATACTATGGGCATGGAGCCGAGTAGAGACACAGGTGCAGATTTTGCCAGATGCAGTAAACGCCATACTTGAGGGCGCGAAAGCAATGGGACAGGCGTTTTCTTCCGCGATACCCCTGGTAGAAGAGTCCGATCAAAGATTGAAACTGGCGCGGCTGGCTACATCGCTAGCGGCGCGAACATACTCTACTGACGACGGTGAAACAGTGGTGGTACGAAAGTGCCACGCGGAGTATGTTGTAAAGTTTCTCACGGATGTTTACTCTTCCAAAGTCTTTGGGTATCTGGATTTCTCCAAAGCGAAGAAAGCGGAGCAAGAAATCATAGACCCTGTGTATGTATCAAAGGTATTGCGGGAGTTGCCGTATGCAAAGACCGCTTGCGAAAAGTTCTTGAACGCGGAAACGTTTACACTGTGGGATTTCATGGATTGGACGGAACTAGACAGAGAAACAGCGAATAGGTTTTGGTCTGTGTTTGTCCGGCACAATGCGATTACCCACAACAAAACTAAGTTCTACAAATCACCCGCGTTCATCGGGTTGTTAAAGGGTTTGGGTAAGTTGACCAATGTTGGGTTAGCAGAGGAGACGGAGTTATGAACATCCACCTATACGGCGGTCCTTTCGACGGCGAGTGGCGAGAGATTGATAATCCGCCGAAAGAGATTATGGTAGAGAAACAGGAAATGCCTGTCGAGAGGTTGACTCTAGGCGTTACTTGCGGAGTGACAACAACGGCGTTCTATGAGTTGAAAGAGGTTCCTTGCCAATGTGGCAAGAACAAACTGATATATGTCTTCTGCGCAGGAAAGGTGGTAGACCCGTGGCGAAAATAATTTGGAAAAGCATTCTGTGCGATAGGGAAACCGTGTTGGAGTTGCCTGGATCGTATATTGCAACGGTGCAGACCGGCGCTTTCGTTTGGCATATATTCGAGGTAAAATGAATCTACCTAATCTCCCACAGACAATTCTAGTGGACGTTGAAACTACTTCCTTTGACGACAAAGTGAAAGCGTTTCACCCTTTCAACGGACACAGAATCGTAGGCGTTGCAATCGGCACTCCCGATAAGCAATGGTATCTTCCTTTGCGACACAGGGAAGGCGGAAATCTCCCGCTGGAACCTACGCTGAAATGGTTACGAGAAACTCTTGCAACGCGCAACATCATCAATCACAATGTCAAATTCGACGGGCGGTTCCTGGCAGTCGATGGAATAAAGACCGGGCCGCTTGCCGATACTATGGTGCTGGCGAGATTAGTGGACAATACGCGATGGAGTTACTCGCTAGACTCTCTATCGCGGGATATGTTGAATGAAACCGGCAAAGACAAGGCGGTAAAAGCGTATCTGAAAAGTATAAAGTCCGTTGACTATGGCCGCGTCCCGGCGGATATTATGGGGCCGTATGCAATGCGGGATATAGAGTTGACCGCGAAACTCTACAAGCATCTGTTGCATCGACTGCCACCGGAAAGCGCCGAGGTTTGGGAAACCGAAAAGAATCTCACACCGATTCTGCTAGAGAGTGAAATCGCGGGTGTCAAGATCAATGTCCGCCGGTTGAAAGAGTACAGCAAGATATGCTGTGAGAAACTTCTGGCGCTAGGTGAGCAAATTCCTTGTGACCCTAGCAGCGAAGAAAGTCTGACGGCGTATATCGTAGGAGAGTTGGGTTTGACGCCGACCGCGTTCACACCGAAAACCGGACGGCCTTCATGGACGCAAGATAGTTTCATGGCGATGAAGCATCCGATAGGAAAGGTGCTGGCGGAGTATAGTCGGTACTCTTACTTCCTGGGTAGCGTGACTGGTTGGGCGGAACGGTTGGACGAGAATGGTTTTCTCCATCCTGATTTTCGACAATCGGGAACAGACACGGGGCGCATGAGCGTGGCCGACCCGAATACGCAAGGTGCGATGGAAGAGGCGCTACAACTGATAGAATCCGGCGAGTCGATAGTAGGGTGGGATTACTCTCAAGAAGAGTGGCGTATCTTCGCGCACTATAGCAATGACGCGAAGATTATGAATATGTTCAAAGCGTCACGCGACGTTGACTTCCACCAGAACCTAGCGACCGATTTGGGTATCGAACGAGACTGGGGCAAGACTCTGAATTTCGCTTTCTTGTTTGGGATGGGCAAAAAGAAACTTCTGGCGAATCTTGTAGCGTTGCTTGTGGCGAACTCTGGCTTGCTAGTGTTCCTGCAAAACAAGAGCGGCAAGAAAGAGTTGCCGGATATAGCCGAGTGGATATACGCACAATACCACGCAAAGTACCCTAGCATCCGGCAATTCTCCTACCGCGTGATGAACCTTGTAAAGTCTCGCGGGTTTATCAAAAACTTCTTTGGCCGGGTTTACAATTTCCAAGACCGGGGCGGGTACATGGCTGTGAACTACGTCATTCAGGGCAGCGCCGCCGACCTGCTTAAACATAAGCTAGTCGAGATGTACCCCGCGATGAAAAAGCTAGGCGGGCAACTACTCATAACCCGACATGATGATATGTATTACCGCGTCCCGGCGGGCGCTGAAGTCGAGGCGCTGAAGATCGGAACGGCGATTCTGGAAGACACGCATTTTCGCGTCCCGATTATCGCGGTAGCGAAAGTGAGCGCGGGGGCGCTTGGGCGCAGCGAAAAAGTTGGAGAGATAAACAACAAAAACGTGAAAGCGGCGATGAAGAAATCTTTGATTTTCGAGCAGTTTTCCTTTGACTCTAAGTGAGAGGTTGCTATACTTACTGTAGTGGCGGGAGTGTATCCCTCCGAGAACCTCACAAAAGGACATTGAATCATGGTACAGAAGCAAGCGCAGCAGACGAGTAGCAAGCGTGGCGGTCCCCGTGGTCCCCGTACTCCGAAGGCTCCCGACACGCGACCTGTCCCGATGTTTGTGGACCAGAACGGAAAGCTGTTGAAGGTCAAGGGCGCGGCTTTCCCGCGCACGAAGGACGGCAGGCTGGCGTACTGCGATTACAATATCGCACGTTGGGAAGCGCGCAAGGTGAACGTCCTCAAGGCGTCCGATCCGCTGGCGAAAAAGCGCGCGAAGGTCGAAAAGATCAAGGCAACGCTCTTGGTGCTGGAAGCGGAACTGGCTGCGAAGTAACTCCGCGATTAACCCTCCGCGCCGCGCCTACAAGACTCGAAAGAAACCTTTTGGGTTTTGTAGGCGGCGCGGGGATGTTAATCGAAAGGAAACACAGTATGCCGAGTAAATACGAAAAAGACCGCAAGGCGATGTACGAACAATGCCGCGTTGCCCGCATGAACGTGGAGTTGTGCGAACACTCCCTGCGAAACATGAAGTCCGATTTCATGCGCCTTGCCGATGCAATCCCCCGTAGTGAAAATGAATTGGTCGCGTTGCGCGCTATTCATTTCGCGAAGACCAAAGCGTTTGGCACGGTGTATGGCCGGACGCCGGGAGAGGTTAAAATCAAAGACCGAATGATCGTACTCAAAGAACGAGTGAAGCAGTTGGAAAATCAAATTACACGGGAAGCGAGAAAACATGGCACAGATTGAATTCCGATGCAAAATATGCAACGCGCCCGTTGTACCGGAGACTAAGAATCTGGCGGGCCTTTGCGCAAAATGTACGGTGCTGATTCATACACAGAACGCGGCGGTCATAATGCAAATGCAGAAAGCGAGAGTGATTTATGCCAATTGAAACCTACGCAGGGGCCGGAACGAATTTACCTAGAACCCGAAGTCATACAAGCGCTGAATATGTTTTATGCAAGGTGCATCGAACAACAGTGACAAGGAGAAAGCAAATGCGAAAGATCACAGTAGCGGCGACAGTGGAAGAAGAAGTTGCGATGTTGAAGGAGGCGTTGCCCGCTTTCAACAAACCGTCGGAACGGTGCAACAAGATCAAAGATCGGATTTCACGGACAATTGACAAGTGCGAGAAAGAAATCTCGCGGGCGCAGTTGTCGAATGAGCGCGCGGAAAAGAAAGCCGAAAAGCGCGCGGCGCGTCGTGAGCGTCTTCTGGCGGCGCTGAAGGAGTTGGAGAATGATTGATTGGGAGAAGTCAACTAGCCCCCTGGCGATGTTAGAATGTTTGTCGGTAAAGCCGGTAACATACTCCGGTTTCATGGCGTTATCCGTGAAAATGGCGCAGGCTATCAAACCAATTGAGACGGACGCGGAAAAGGCCGCGCTGGGTTGGGCCGAGCGGTGGATAAAGGAAGGAGAAAAAGGCGCGACAATCACGGAAGGCATGCGCCTTTGGTCGGAGGTAAAGACTAGACCGATAGGTTTCGCAATGTCTATTGCCGCGGTAGACGACGCCAGAGATCTTGCAAGGATTCTCGACAGGCTGTGCAATTTCCCCTGTGAAAACCCTTTCGAGAAAATCGCGCAGGCGAAGCGGGTCTGTGACGCCGTACGGGAGTTGTATCCGAGTTTGGAGGCGTACCTTGAGAATAAGTGAAATCCTGGAACAACTGGATGCGATTCCCGACGGCGAAAGGCGGGGGAGACTTGAGCCGCTGCTAAAGGTTTTCTCGCCCGTGTCTCTTACTCTGCTAGCCATTTTTCAAGATACGCAGGAAAACTTAGTGAAAACCTACCAGGAATTCGTTGTTGATCAGAACAAGGTAATCCGAGTGTGTGTATCGCAGGAAATCGAGCGCACGGACGTGAGAGCGAGATACGGGTTGCCCGTGTTGACGTTGGAAACGGAAATCTAACAATACAGTACGCGGAGGAGTTGTCTTCCTACTGTATTTATAGGGAGTCACAGTGTTCATCAAAGCGAAAGAGTATCCCGGTACGCCGGAAATATATTGGGTTGAACAGAAACTAGACGGCCACAGGCGTCTAGCGTTGCCCGGCAAAACAATCACGCACAGCATAGGCAAATACTCGTTGGACTACGGCGAGAAACCTTCGCTACACGAAGAAGGTATTGGGCCGAAAGTCCCTGACGGTTGGGAAGTGGACGGCGAGATCGTTACACTCGCTGCGCCGATAATACCCGGTGAATATATTCAATGTGCGCCGCGTGGTTCGCCCGGTAAAAAGGTATTCGTGGCCTGGGTGATTACGAATCGTGATTTGACATTCATCGGGCATAAACGCGCGTTAGAAAGCGCTGGGTTTCTTACTGCGCCCGCAATTGGCACAATGACGATTGTGGATGAAGGCGCGGCGCTACTTGCCCTGGCGGCAGATCGTAAACTAGAGGGGTGGATTCTCAAAGAAACCCCGCTAGCCGGGTGGTGGAAACTGAAAATCGAACATACAATCGAGCTGCGGATCGGCGGGTGTGTGAGAGGGAAAGGGAAGTATCACAATACTCTAGGGGCGATTGTCTGCTATGACGGGCGAAATGAAGAGGTTGCAACATGCGGCGGTATGACAGATGAAATGCGGCATGATATATGGGAGAATTGGGAAGAGTACAAAGATCAAATCTGTGAGGTCAAGTATCAAATGGTTGGGAGTCGAGGCCGACTAATTCATCCCCGGTTCGTTTGTATGCGACCGGATAGAAAGGATGCGCAAAATGTTAGCTGATATTTTAGCGAAACACAAAGAGTGGCTGGCGGATAACACGAAAGGCGAGCGCGCGGACTTGCAAAACGCGAGCTTGCAATACGCGAACTTGCACGGCGCGAACTTAGATTTCTCTTGTTGGCCTTTGCATTGTGGCTCTTTAGATGCGAAAGTAGACAAGAGAATCGCGGCGCAATTAGCTTATCATTTCTGCCGCCTGGATTGCCCGGAAATCAAAAAGCAACAGGCGGCGTTGAAGGATTTGGCAAATACCTTTCATCGGGTAGAGGAGTGTGGCCGTGTTAAATGAATCGTCTTCGCGAGGTAGTTCTTTCTGTACTTGGCGACAGGTGATTGATTCCGCTGCGCATCGGCATTTTGTAGTGCAGACGGGCGGCGGTGTACTGAAAACGCTAGCGGGTGAAGTCTGCAAACCAGGGCGGGATATGCTGGTGTGGAATGACCACGAGCCGGCGGAAATTGTTGCAAAACGAGTTGGGGGAGAAGTGAGGAGAGTTGATGAACTCTCAGCTTAAACAATTCGGAGACGCATACTATCGCGGCGTTCTGATATGGGCGGGCAATGTGCTAGACGTAGAAGCGGTGCGCAAACTCCGCGAAAAGGGTTTAGTGCGCGAGGCGGCGGGTGGGTATCTGGCGCTAACAGACAAGGGATTGGAGGCGTATAATGCCATTCGGTGAAATACCTTCGCAAACGGTCGAATGGTATACACCGAAATACATTTTCGATGACCTGAAATTGGAATTTGATATGTTTGTTCACCGGGCGCAAAGGTAGTTCCCTGGGTACCCGCGAAACGCCATATTGTTTTACCAGAAGACGGTTTATCTGTTGCGTGGTTAGGCCGAGTTTGGATGAACCCGCCGTATGGCAAGGGGTTACTTCAGTGGACAGAAAGATTCTGCAAACATAACAACGGTGTTGCTTTGCTGCCTGCAAGAACGGATACCGAATGGTTTGACCGGTTACGATGTACTCAAATCTGCTTTCTTCGTTATCGAGTCCCGCATGTGGATATTACTTTGTCTTGCAGAGGTCAACCTTGTTGGGGCAGTATGCTTGTGTCTTGTGGATACGATCTACGGCCCTGTAACCTAGGGAGTGTGTATAATGCCATTCGGTAAACACGGGTTCTACCACAAGAAAGACGGCAGTGAAACTCTGGAAAAGGAATTCACGAAACCGCTGCGCGATTTGCTAACGCACTACCAAATTGAAACCGAAAAGATCAACGGCAATAGGTATCAATGCGGTCTGCCCGATCTGCTTTGCACGCGGCCCGACGGTAAGCAGATTTGGATTGAAATGAAGCGCGGGAGGTCAATGAAGTGGCATTATCAGGCTCTAGCGGCGCTTGACGGGCGACAGAAGTATATCTGTGTGAGTTGGGCGAAGAAAGGGGTGACGGTGTGGGTTGTGTTGGGTTATGAAGACGGGACGTATGCGATTGTGAACCCCAGATTTGATAATCTGGAAGCGAAGATCGAACATATAACACTACTTAATGTAGCGGAGAGAATTATTCATGTGGATTGAATTGAGTGACGGAAATCATCTGGATTATGAAGACCCTATTATTCGGCCCGAAAGTCTGCATAGTATCGCGACAGCCCTGGGGAATATATGTCGATTCACAGGGCATTGCAGTAAGTATTACTCTGTGGCGGAACATAGTGTGCATTGTGCACGACTGGCAAAGGGCGTTGGGCGAATGGGATTACTGATGCTGGTGCATGATGCACATGAAGCATTTGTAGGCGACGTAAATACGCCGTTGAAAATGCTGATACCGCAATACATTGATATTGAGCGGAACGTGCAAAAGGCGTTGTTCGATGCGCTGGAGATTGAATGGCCGACAAGAGAAGAATGGGAATTGATTAAGCTGGCGGACCGTACCATGCTGGCAACAGAAGCGAAATGGCTTATGCCGAGCGGCGGAGAAGGTTGGCAACTTCCAAGTCCGGCGGAAGTTATACTAGAGTGTTGGAGTCCGAAACGCGCTACTCGCGAGTGGGCGAGAGAGTATGCAAGTCTATGTAAATAAACCGATTGGCTGGGGTATTCTACGCCAGAATACGAAAAGAGATTCTGCCGAACCTTTTGCTGGCGACGGGAAAACGAGATTCATACCCCGCTGATTGAAATGTGGAGGGGTTTGTTTAGCGCAGTTTGGCTCACGGGGGTAGTGAGGGACTATCAAGCCGAGCGATTGTTTAGGCTGAAAAGATGACGGCGCACAATGGCCGTCATGCGCAGAACTCAAGAAAATTTCTTGTAATATTCTCTTTTATTTCCTAGTATTGATCATATATTTATGTTATAATATAGAGGGAGTAGTATGCGCAGATGGAAAATAATTTTATTGCTGTGTGCGTTGGCCGTGTTAATAGACGGATGTATTTCGCTTAACACTGTAAACGTATATGCAATGAGTATGCCGGAAGCGTTATTCTCGAAATGATAACGCATTATCATTAAGAGAACCTCATGGGTAGATCAAATAAAGGAACAGAACGACCTAATAACGGGAAGAATTTGACGTTTGAAGCGAGACTGCACGCGCAGCGGCGTTGTACCGCAATGTCAAAACAGACCGGCGAAAGGTGTATGCAATTCGCGCTTCCGGGCTTTTCTGTGTGCAAGAATCACGGCGCGAATTGGCCTAGTGTAAAGGAAGGGAGATATTCGGGCAGCATAAAGTCGAAAGAACTCAAAGAGTCATATCTCAAGTTTCTCAATGACCCGAATATCTGTGATTTTGGGGATGAACTCTCTTTGATGCGATGTTGCTTGCAGGCGGTTGTTCAAAAGTGCAAAGGTAGCTTTGAAAAAGCAAGTGGCGAAACACTTGGTCTTGTAATGCAACTCACAGACCAAGTTGCAAGAGCAACAGCGCAGCTAAACGCGATGGAAAAGCGTATGCGGGATTACGTTCATATCTCGCGGTTACGCGCGTTCCTGGCGATGGTGCTTGACGAATTAGCAAAGCACACAGATCAAGAGACGTTGGATAAAGTAGCGGCAGGATTCGACGGGATACGTTTACCTATCACGGAGCAAGAACAGATTACCGTGGTGTTGCAGA